CGTTTCCCTGTTTCCCTACAGGTGAAAGTCTTAGCAGAACTTACATCGAAAGAGTATGCGGACGCATGGTACAGGACAGTCGTCAAGGACCGTGAGTTTGTAGTCCCTTGGACCCGACCCGAGATTTCTGTAAAATACTCGGTCGGGCAGCCAATGGGAGCCTACAGCTCATGGGCTCTTTTCGCTGTCACACACCATGCATTTGTACGTTTGGCTGCGAAGAGGGCCGGAATGGATGTCCGGTTCTCCTCGTATGCCCTCCTCGGTGACGACATCGTCATTGCAAACGATGCCGTAGCTAAGGAGTACATGCAAATGCTTAAGGAAGTAGGTGTAGGCATCTCTGAGTTGAAAACACACGTGTCTGATGACACGTATGAATTCGCGAAGAGATGGATACACCGTGGAACTGAGGTATCCCCCGCTCCTCTAGGTTCCCTGTTCGAAGCAATGCGCCTCGATAAGAAATGGGAAGGAGGTCTTTCTCACCCTGAGAAAGGCGTTCGCTTCATTTCTTATTATGAGGTAGCAACTTGGTTCAGAGAGCTAGAGGCTCGGTGGGTACCGCGTTCCTACACTATGGTGACCCGGGACTTGATTGCATTACTCCTGAAGCTTTTACTTCCCAAGACCGGTTATGCAAGCCGGCTTGCTGATAAAAGTTTCAGGTTCTTCCTTCTACCTTCAAGAGAAGATAGACGGAACCTGCGATTATACAAGTCAGCTATGCTGGCTCGCATGCTCGCAGGTAACATCTTTACTTGTAACTTAATGAGTCAGCCCCGCTTCCTCCATGAGAGGTTGATGGTCTGGCTCAATGAGTGCAAGGCAAGGGTGTTAGAGAATGCAATTAAGAATCAGTTAGCATCCTTATCTAAGTTCCAATTGGAATTAGGTAAGTATGTTGACCTGATCCCTAAAGAGCTGGGTGTCCAATCAGCACTGCTGCTCACGCCCCCTCTAACTGTGGTTCGGCGAAATATCGCCGAGCTCCAGTTAGAGTTCGATAAAGCGCATAAGGTCAGGGAGTCTTCCGACATCCAACAATGGTTGGATCTCGATGTAAGACTTTTCCTTGATCCTTTTGCAACTTTAGCGACGCGAGCAAGCAAGACCGTAGCAAGTAATAAGGCAAGCATCCTTAACCACGTTTCGGCTATGATCCGCGGCATTGAGAAGATGCGTGATTTGGCAGTAACGGATATAGACTTAATGAGTCTTATACACGTTATTGACAATCACGTAGTCTTACCCAAGGCCGGTCGGGCAAAGCCGAAGCGCGTAAGGGTTGAGAAACCGCCTCTGGATCCCCGAATGGTATCTAGCTATCCCTCGTTTCCCTAACTAGGTCCCATCAGGGTCCTGGGACTTTTTCTCTTCCCGTTAAGGGCCCGCCCAGTCTCTCACCGCTCCGACTCTTAGGGGTACCTTTTGGATCCCTATGATAGGTTGGCTTTGAGGGGCGTACTTATTACTGCTGCCTCTTGTGGCAGGGATTATCCTGACTGGGTTGAAGCATTCCCCGGGGCCTATTCACGGCTGATCGGGGTTTGGCTCAACCTTAAGAGGTGGTCTCCATCCAATTAACCCTTTCCACGCTAGTAGCTGAAGTATGGCCACCCAAAGGCCCGCTACGTTAGATCTACTAGTTATGGGATGGGCCCCTAGGGAATATAACCCTCGCCCCACCGAAGTTCTTTTGGTGGGTCACTGCAGGCCAGAGGACTAGTCCAACTGGTAGCAGGCCCCTTGTGTGATGGCTGGGTAATGGCCTCCCATGCACATG